TTTTAAACCAATATGAATATAAAGTCTGATAAGAATAAAAACGTATTGGTCCATTTAGCTGGTGGATCTAATAAAGCTACAGCTACCTCTTCCAACGCTACCCGGTTGGAAAGTGACATTAAGGGGAAACGATTAACCACTTTGGATAAAGAGAAACAACGTAAATTCCTTGATGATCTTAATAAAAAGTTGATGCACGATACTCATAAGATGTCGCAACGCAATCGTGATAGGATGCGTACGTGGAAACATGCGACAAGACAATTTTGGGAAGGACAATCAGGTTTGTTTGGAATTGGAGAAACTTTCAATGATGTTTCATCTATGTGTGCGTCAGTGAAAGAGTTTGTAGATATTCTTAAGGCTAAGGCACCAGAAATATCAAGTATAATTGATAGCACAAATGATGTTGCTACGCTCGTTACTTCTATGAAAAATGCGATAGGAGACACACATTACAATTATGTGCAAAAGTTTCTTATCAGTATTTGGAAATCGTTTGGAGCGAGTGATGACCAGCTAGACGCGTGCTTTTTCTGGGCGAGCTTTTGCTTGTTCGTAGCCATATGTTTGGAATTTGGAGCTAATGGCTTTCAAAACATCACCCTTATGGGTATGGTGTTTGCTGTTGCAATAATAGTTTTTCCTAAGGACTATTTGGATATTTTTATGTCGAAAAAAGATGCTTTTATGGAAGCTTTCGACACGGAACTTGAGTGGGAAGCCCAGGTTTTTGATTTCTCTATCGTGTTGAAAATTTTGTACATCTTCTTTTCTGGGAGATATACAAAGAAATCATTTTCGAGTTTTAAAGACTTCTTAGGTTCTTCACTTGGTTTTTCGCGAGAAATAAGCGATTTGACCGCTATCGCCAAGTGGATTATATCTGCTGCTCAGCCTATTATGGATTATTTTGGTGTCGGAAGCCAAGTTTTACAAATTTTTGGTTGTTCGCACCCAGATATAAGGTTTTCGACGTGGATTGAAGATGCTCAGGATTTTGTTATGAAGTCCAACTCCGAAGGTTTTTACACTGCTTCTAAGTTTGAAGAGTTGGTATCACTTAAAGTGAGATTTAAAGCTCTGATGATGAATGTGAAGTCAATGCCTGAATATTTAACGGTGTATAATCTTATGAATAAGGTATTTGGCGAGCTTTCAAAGTTAGAATGTATGTTCAATTCAAGAGGTGTTGGATCTTCAAAAATTAGACAAGAACCTGTTTGTGTGATGTTCTCAGGACAGTCTGGTATTGGTAAAACAACTATGATAAGGCCTCTCTTAGCTAACATACTAGGTCAATTGATGCCCGAAACTAATCCGAATGACATAGGCGCTAATATGAATGAATATTTATATAGTCGCAATCCATGCCAAGCATATTGGGATGGATATTTCGGTCAATTTTGTACGTTCATTGATGAATTTGATTTAGTAAAAACAGATCTAGAGACTAAGGAGAATGTTAAAGCCGAGTTGATTAATATGGTGAATAATAGTCCATATAGTCTCAACATGGCGCATTTGGAGAACAAAGGAAACACTTTCTTTAATAGTAAGTTAATCTTATGTACTTCGAATGTTACATCTACGAGACAATCAGCGATGTCATCTGTCCAGTATCCAGAAGCGGTTTCGCGTAGGTTCGATTTCGAGGTTAATTTACTTGTAAAGGAAAAGTATGCGAAAGATCCTAAAGGTGTTACGCGCGAGGATAGGTTGACTTGGCGATTGGACTATGAAAAAGCTAGAGGAGTTGATTTCTGGGAATTGCATGATTGTTATTTGACTCAACATGTTCAGCGACAAGGACAATGGTTTCAAGTCGTTAAGGAAAATGTTTCCACTATGGAATTGATTGATGCTATCGTTTCAAAATACCATGATAAGAGAAAAGCTATGCTTCAGAGTGTTGAACAAGAGAGACGTCAGGCTCTCATAGGTTTCATTAAGGCAAATCTTAAGGGAGCCAATTCAACACGAGAAGTAATAGATTTCTTGGGTGACTTGTCTACTGAGGAGCTTTCCTATTGTTGTGAAACGATAGGGGGGAAGGTTGTTGATAACTATGAAGATTTTAAGAATCTGTGTAATGTTATCAATATGGATGAAGAAACCTGTAAAAATCTTCACTCTCTTCGCGACAATAGAAAAAGTTTTGAAAAGGTTTTGCACAATTATGTGTTAACTTTGGAAACAGAATGTGATGATAAGATCTTTGCCCTTTTACTCACGAAGATCAGAGAAAGATTACACTCTTATATTCAAGATCCCTTGATTGGTGAAATTGATTTCGTAGAGCTATGTAGTCAAGCTAAGAGAAGCGTGGTACAGTATATTGGGGCTGCAGTTATCAAACTACGTGATACTGCCGCTCCCCTGTTGAAGTACCTCACTAAGAGCAATTTGAGTGCTATTATATTCCCTGCTGTTACAATTTCTATTTCAATGCTATTGGTAAAAACTCTCTGGGATAAGTATACAATGCCTCAAGCTCAAATGGGTGTACTCAGAGAAAATACTCGTAACATTATACAAGCTATCTTGCAAAACTATTATGAACTAAGATTGGGCCAGAATATTGTAGCTCAAGGTTTCTTTATAAAAGGTCGTGCTTTCGTTTTTAACAAACATGTTAGGGACGAGATTTTAGCGAGATCTTTTGAGGGAAAAGTAACTTGTCGTTCTGTGAAACGGGAAGATAGCTTTGTTCTCACAAAAGAAATTTTAGATCATGTTCTCTATCAAGATGAAGAGTATGTTGCTGTATATTGCGGTGACGTGAGAACCCATAGGGACATTTCGAAGTTCTTATGTACACAATCAATGCTCGGTTCAAAAAGAGGTTTTCCTGTAATGTCGTTTCGTAATGGTTTTAGTACGGAATTGATCATGCAAGGACAGATAGAGCTGACACAACGATTCAATAACAATGGTAAAGCATACGATGTACCCATGTCAATTGTGACTAAAATGCCTGGGAATAGAGGCTATTGCGGTCTTCCTTACTTTTATGGTGATTGTAAGGCTGACAATTCCTATTTTCTTGGTATTCATTGTGCGGGTTTTGGAGCTTGGGGAACAACGTACAAATCTATGTGCGCAGTTTTCCCAGATAGTATGATTGGTAGTTGGTTGGGTCAGAGTTTCTTTGACACGACTCAAACCTTTACGGTTGTCGGTGAAGCGCATCCGAAGGTGTTTATGCAGACTCGCACTCAGATTAAGAGATCCGATCTCCATGGTAAGTGGGGTCCTGCGAAAACGAAACCTGCTCATCTAGTTCCATTTGAGAAAGAAGGTGAAGTTATTAAACCTTTACATGTCGCTTTAGCTAAGTATGATGCTCCTCAACTTGTCTACGATCAGGAGCTTGTTACAGCTTGTGTGACCTCAGCAGTTAACAAGGCGTTATCTGGTTCACGGTCAATTGACTTGAGATGTATTACTCTCGATCAAGCGGTTTTTGGTGATCCTGATATTCCCTATCTTGACTCGATTCCTCGTAATACGAGTCCTGGGTATCCGTGGTGTACAAAACCAGTTCCTGGAAAGCCTGGTAAAACAAGGTTTTTCTCAGGTGATGGTTTAACGCTTGAAGGGATCCATTGGGAGGATCTTGAGAGAAGTGTGCTACAAAAAGAGCAAAACATGTTGAACGGTTTGCGAGAAACCTTTTATTACACTGGTAATCTCAAAGATGAGAGGAGACCAATAGAAAAGGTTGATTCAGGTTCTACTCGGTACTTTGCTGGTTCCAATATTGAATATTACGTATTGTTCAAGAAGTATTTTGGCAGTATGTCAGCTCATATTATGCAAAATCGTATATTCAATGAAGTTGCAGTTGGTATAAATGTGTATTCTGAAGAGTGGCACACTCTTGCTCAATATTTGTCTCCAAATGGACTTGAAGCTGTAGACAAAATAGCTGGTGATTTTAAAGCGTTTGATGCTCATGAAGCTCGTCAAGTTTTGAAAGAAATAGGTGATATAGTGATCTCTCAGTTTTCTGACGTAGAATTTACGAATATACGTCAAGAACTTTGGAGGCATGTGTATGAATCAACTCATGTTGTTGGTAACAAACTCATACAGTGGTGCCAGTCGTTACCGTCAGGGCACCCTTGGACCACGATAATTAATTGTCTTTATAATATGACGTTATTTAGAATGGCCTGGGTAAAAGCAAATGATGGTAGATTGGCTTCGCTTCTTGATTTTTCATTACATGTTAAAGCTATATTTTTAGGAGACGATAACTTATTGAGTGTTTCTGGACCAGCGATGGCTAAATTCTCTCAAAACAAGTTAACAGAAATTTTTTCATTCTTTGGACAGCAGTATACTGCTGAGACGAAAGCTGAAGGTGATGTTCCTGATTTTAGGAAACTCAGTGAAGTTGAATTCCTTAAGAGAACTTTTCGTTATGAACCTTGTGTTGGAAGATATGTGGCTCCGCTACGTATGGAAACTATTGAAGAAATTCCCTATTGGACTAAAAAGCATGATTCTTTAGAGATTACTCTCACTAATTGTGAGAGAAGTCTTTATGAATTATCTTTATGGGGAAAGGAGGTGTTTGAGGAGAAATTGTCGCGAATGCTTCCTAAAATGAAAGATATTGGTTATCAACCTCGTTCTGAGGATTGGTTAACTTGGCTTGATTTCGTAACGCACCTTGATGTTCCTTGGAACAAATAGGTTCGTTACTAAATCAGCAACATTTTAATTAAATGATTTACCATTCGATGTATATTTTTCATTCTTATCAGTCAGGGATGACGTTAAACATCTAAACGTCGGTGACGACGTTAAACATCTACTCAAACTCCAGATATTTTTCTTTTGCTTATTTCGAAGCCTGCACTAAATTTAAGTAATTGTCTATCTGGTTAAAGACCTGGCGTATTTACGCTTTACTTCCAAGATGGGTCGGGTAATCACCAATATCTAGGATTGCAGTCTGTCTAGTTTAATGATCCTTGGCTAGACAGTAGTTGGATCACAGAAAATATAGATTTAGGAAGGGGCGTTCCTTCTAGTTCCACAGCCTTTTTAAATGAGGCTGAAAATGTCGTAGGTCAGAATACCTATGACAAGTCCGTACATTATTCTGATGACGTAGCTAAGGCTGCTGATTTAGGATTTAAGCAAACTATAGCCAAATTTTTGGCTAAACCGTATAAAGTGGCTACTTTTCCATTGACGGTGACAGGGTATACCCCAGCCACCCCAACATATAGTTCCACAATCAAGTATTCCGCTTTTCCTACCATCTGGAAAGAGAAAGTCAGAGGCTTTTACTCAATTCGCTTTGATCTCAGAGTGAGAGTGATTGTCAATGCTACTAAGTTCCAGCAAGGGAGGTATATTGTCGCTTTTATTCCTCATGGTGGATCATATGGTGTCTCGTGGCTAATGAGAACTCGATCATTGATGGCAATTACTCAGTTGCCACATGTCGAGTTTGACATAGCATGCGATACCGAAGTTGATCTAGTTATTCCTTGGACATCGCCAACGTCTTCTATGTTGTTGTATGATGGTCAAACCTATGAGGAAGGGGCTGGAGACTTGACGTTTGGTAAGGTTGTTATTTATCCTTATTCACCTTTGGTCTCTAATGAAGGTGGTGCCCAGGAAACTTGCCAGGTTACGGTTTATTTGTCTTTGGAAAATGTTTCTCTTTTCGGTACTGGTTGGTCAGGTCAGTCTGGATTAGGGAGGCCTATCTCCGAGAAAGAAGAGTCGTCGAATGCAACGAAACCCGTATCTCAAGGCCTTATGCAGTTGTCTAAAGCTGCGTCCAGTTTTTCTAATATACCGTTACTGCGCCCACTTATGTCACCGGCTTCCTGGTTTTTGTCAGCGGCTAGTGGAGCTGCTTCTGCATTTGGATTTTCAAAACCAAATGCTACTATTGCTCCACATCGTAGCACTGTATTGCAACTACCTAATCTCTCGAATGCAGATGGAACAGATACTTGTGACTCACTCGCTCTGTACTGTACTAATTCGATTACTCCTCCTTTGGGGTTTTCTGGTAAGGACATCGATGAAATGTCAATTAAGTATATTGCCTCCATTCCAACGTATTACACTACTCTTACTTGGAACGCTTTGGGAGGTAGCAATGCTGCGCCAGGATCTTTATTGGCTCAGTGGAAGTTGCAACCAAATACTTTCGAGACGACCGTTGATACCTCTGGGTATACGTATTATGACTCAGTTCCTATCTGTTATCTTACTTACTTTTTTAGATACTGGAGAGGAGACATCGGGATGAAATTGAAGTTTGTTAAAACTCAATTTCATTCAGGTCGTTTAGAGATATTATATAATCCTTTTTACACTGCGTCTACTGATGAGAATTATAAGGCTCAGGTACATAGGGATATTATCGATATCAGAGAGTGTAATGAGTATACACTAGTTTTTCCTTTTGCAAGCAATTTGCAGATGCGTGATTGCTGGACTGAGTATGAATCTTCAGATCAACAAGCTGATGCTCCTGTTGTTCAGATATTTGTTACCAATCCTTTGGTCGCTCCTGCTACCGCTCCCCAATCAATATCAATTATTGTAGAAGTTTTTGGTATCGATTGGGAAGTTGCTGCTCCAGGTAACAAGTTTAGCTCTTTGGCAACTCCTTCGACTCAACCTGTTCCTATGCCTTTTATCTTGACTAGTTGGTATGGCCAATCTGGTATGCCAGAAACCGTTTTGGATCCATCTGCGTGCTCCATCGTTCCTCCAAAGTATATTGGAGCAGCGGAGAGAGTGCACAATTCACTCGATTATACACAGTACTCCACGGGGGAGGCTGTATTATCGATTTTGCCCCTTTTGAAACGGTACACTGAGGTTTTCTCAACTGCTAACGGTTACTTTGGAAAGTCTTTGTTGTGGCAATTGTATCACGTGACATTTATTAATGAAACTGAGACCAATATGTCAGCAATTAAGTATTCCACAGTTGTTGGTGTAGGTGATTATTACTCTTATTTTGCTCCTATGTTTGCATATTCTGTTGGTTCTTTAAGAGCTATAGGAATGATTAACAATGGAGATAGTTCAACAAATAAGGGATATGTTGAGACCTCTTATTATAATATAGGTTACGCAAATGTGACGAGTGCAAATGGTAGTGGAGATACTTTTATCTCAAAAACTAATTTGCCATCTGATGAGTATCATGCGTTACCTTGCCAAGCGATTGCCATAAGGAATCAGCCTGGCTCAAATCCTGTTGCTTGTGTGCAAGCGCCCCCATATTTACTAGGCGCGTCCCGATTGCACAGAGCATATTCAAATACTCGTACTACTAAAGCAGATAGGTTTAGCACTAATGTTGCTGTTAGATTTAGAATTTCAAACAAGAATCAATCTGAATCTCAAACAACAGCAGCATTGCGCCTATTTAGGGCTGCAGCCGACGACTTCCGATTTGGTTTGTTTTTAGGAACACCACCAGTTGGATGGTCTAAAGCTGTTAGTCCTTAGTAGAACCCCATTCCGGAGAAGTTTTAGTGGTTTATTCTCCGGTCTTAATTCCAGTATGGTCCACTTTTATTACCATAGCTGGAGCCGCTTTGCGGTCGGTAACTTAGTTGCCCCAGGTAAATGTGTTCAATAAAGCCTGTGAGTCCTTGATTACTAGTGC